TCAGGTGCTCAGCACTGATGGCGCTGGTGTACTGAGCTGGGTAACAGGCGGCGGCGGTGGTGGCATCACGGACGGCGATAAGGGCGATATTACGGTTTCGGGTAGTGGCGCCACTTGGACGATTGATGCTGAAGTTGTCGATACATCAAACCTAGGCGGCGACATCACAACAGCCGGCAAGGCGCTGTTGGACGACGCGGATGCGGCAGCGCAGCGAACAACACTGGGGCTGGTTATTGGCACCGATGTTCAGGCATATGACGCCGACACGGCCAAGACTGATGTTGCTCAGACGTTTACAGCAGCTCAGACGTTCGGCGCTGACGTAACCCTCAACGCACAATCTGACCTGCGGTTTGCTGATGCAGATAGCAGCAACTGGGTTGCCTTCCAGGCACCGGCGACAGTATCGGCAAATGTTACTTGGACGCTACCTGCTGATGATGGCACAAGTGGTCAGGTGCTTAGCACCGATGGTTCTGGAACGCTGAGCTGGGCAACAGGCGGGGCTACTCCTGCGGGCGTGTCTGGTTCGATCCAGATTAACGATGGTGCTGGTGCCCTTGGTGCAGTAACCGACTTCATCTGGGACTCTGCCAACACTGAGCTGGATGTTCCTGGTGATATCAGCCTTGATGACGGTGGCACATTTACCACCACGATCCAAAGCATCACCGCCACTGCTGATCGCTACATCAGCTTCCCGGATCAGACGGGTGTTGTTGCTTTGGTAAGCGGCATCAACGGGGCTGTCCAGTTCAACAACGCTGGCTATGCGGGTGGTTCTGCCTTGGTGGTTGATGCCACTACGAAAGCATTTGGCTATGGCAGCGATGGCGGCACAATCACTCAAGTCACCAACAAAAGCACTGGTGTGACGCTGAATAAGCCCACCGGACGCATCACTATGAACGCTGCTGCTTTGGCAGCGGATACAACAGTAACTTTCACCCTAACCAACAGCTCAATTGGAGATAATGACCTCCTTGTGCTAAATCATGTCAGCGGGGGGACTGCTGGGTCATATTTGTTGAATGCTCAGTGTGCGGCGGGCTCTGCTTCCATCAACGTGCGTAACGTTACCGCCGCAAGCCTCAGCGAAGCGATTGTTATCGGTTTCGCAGTTATCAAATCCACCACTGTCTAATGGAGAAACACTTTAATCATGGCTAAATTCACTATCGACATCCCGGAACACTTATTACCTGCAATTGCCGCTGAGTTCGCAACTGTACAAGGCAGCACGACCGCCAAGACTCCTGAGGAGTATTTTATGGCAAGTGTTATTGAGATTGTGAGACAACGTGCTGAGCACTACGAGGTTGGGCCTTATTTTAAGGGTATCGTTCAACCACGGTTCCTTGCTGATGGTCGTGGCAATCCGGCATATACAGGTGCCGATGCCATTCCCTACGTTGTGATTTATCCGCCGCACAATGGTACTACCACAAACGAGGTGACTGATCCGGACACTGGTGAAATCACCGAAGAAGTCGTGAATGTTGAGTGGATTGATGGTGACCAGTGGACTGATCCGGTGACTGGTAAGGTTTATGAGTTCACCGATGGTGTGTGGAAAGAGTATGTGGCTCCGGGGGAAGTGGTCGTATGAGTTTAGTGTGGAGTTCTGGGTTCAACGGAATAACGGATCCTGACGCGCAAACATACATCGCTGCTGTCGAAACTGCTGATGGTCAAGCCATCGAAGGTGATGTTGCTTTGGCTATCAGCGACTTCGTGGTTGGCTGCAAACTGGACGGAATCTGGGATGCCATCAAGGCGTCCTGCATCCTTGCTGGAGCTAGGACTTTGAATGGGGCGCTAGTTCCACTAGCAAATGCTTCTGGTGTTGCACCTACGCTCAATGGCACTGCGGGAGGCTGGAACTACAACAGGAAAACTGGGCTACAGGGTAACGGTACTGATAATTACATTAACTCTGGCCGCAACAATGACGCCGAGCCTAGTCAGGATAGCAAGCACCTAGCTGTTTTTAGGACTGCTTCTGAGACAATCGATGGGTCCATAAGAAGCTCAATAGCCGGTGCAGTCGGTAGCACATCTTCTCAGCTTGTAGTATTAAATGCAACTCAGAAAGTTCTTCGTCTTAACGATTACTCAGATGAATTTACTGGGACATTGTACTCATACGGTTTGTGGGGAATTTCTCGCGCCAATTCATCTGCAATAACCGAACGGCTAAACAATCTAAGTACGAACAGAAGCCAAACTACTTCGGCGCCAGCTAATGGCAGGATCATGGTTTTTGCTCGCGGCACGCAATCTGGTGGTGTTGATGGATATTCTGACGCCCGCATCGCCTTCTACTCCATCGGCGAAAGCCTAGACCTTGAAAAGCTAGACACTCGCGTAACCCGTCTTATGAACCTTATCACCTATACACAAACTGCCGGTTTGCCTGATTTGTCTACGATGGATCTGGATGCTGCTAGCTACATCGGTGGTGGTTATCGCGCAGGAGGTACGTTGTCATGACACAAGCCGTAGACCTCGCTAATGCAATCAACACCTTTGTCAAAGGGTGTAAAACCGATGGAACGTGGGACGCAATCAAAGCTTGCTGCATCATGGCAGCTTGGGATGGTTTGGATGGTGCGTTGTACCCGTTGAAAGGTGCTGCGCCCACGAACTTTAACTTTGTCGCTGCGGATTACGACAGGGAAACTGGGTTGGTTGGTGATGGGAGTACAAAGTATTTGGATAGCGGTCGGAATAACAATGCTGATCCGCAGGACAACAGACACGTTTCATGTTACGCCAATATACCAGATAACGCCAATAAGATTTTGATAGGAGCACGAATACCTGAGACAAACGCTGGGGGACTTGAAATGCGTCACATAGGCTACATTTATTACGTTCCCAGTAGCGACACTGGCACCTTCGCCACGGCGGTAATTGGCGCAAATTTTTTAGGATTTTCAAGGCTTGCTGGCGGTTCTTACGAAAGCAGAAGAAATCACGTCACGTCCACGATTGCGGAGACAAGCGGAACTCCAGTTAATCTCAATGTATTTATTTTCACAAGGAATGACTTGGCTATTAAGTCAGACGCCCGCATCGCCTTCTACTCCATCGGAGAAGCCCTAGACCTCGCCCTACTTGACGCCCGCGTTTCAACCCTTATGACTGACATCGGAGCTGCAATCCCATGAGTCCGATTTCTATTCCGGGGAAGGTGACGTTGCAGAAAAATACTGTCAGCAACGTCACCGCCTATATCCAATCTTCTGGTATTGTGTCTGACGGGCTGAGCTTACTATTGGATGCTGGCACACCCCTTTCGTATCCTGGCACCGGCACTACTTGGACTGATATAAGTGGCAATGGTAATAATGCTGCTTTAACGAATGGACCGACTTTTAGTAGTGCTAATGGTGGGTCTTTGAGTTTTGATGGAGTGAATGACTATTCGACAATATCACACTCCTCTTCTTTAAATTTCCCTACCGCTCTTACGATCTCGGTGTGGTATTATAGCGGAAATGCTGAACATTACTTATACTTAAAGGGAAGAACCGACATCGATGACTATAACCCATTAGTGTATGCAAATGGAATATATGGATGGACTGGGCCAAGTGGAAGATCTTTTTACCATCCACCTACTGGATACATTCAAACTAACACTTGGTATAATTTGGCAGTAACACACATTAGTGGCAGTGATCCGATAATGTATAGAAATTCAATACCATCAACCTCTTATGTTTATACTGAAGGAAGTGGAGTTCGTGCTTTAGGGACTAATTCATACCTAGTTAGCATAAATGCTGATGTTCCTAGGAATCAGATTGGAACTTTTAATGGAAAAATTGCATCTATTCAGGCATACAACAGAGCACTCACAGCAGCAGAAATCCAACAAAACTACAACGCCCTTAAGTGGAGGTTCGGACTGTGACCTACAAACTAACCAAAACCTCCCTCAACCCTGACCCTTATTACGGTGCGGTGTCACTGCTGTTGAGCGGAGATGGTGCGAATAACAGCACCGACATTCGGGATAGCAGCCGCAATACAAAGGTGGTGACGGCGGTTGCGGATGCAAAGATCAGTACGGCGCAGAGTAAGTGGAACGGAAGCAGTATTGCGTTTGATGGGAGTGGGGATTATTTGACTGTCCCAAGTAGTGCTGCCTTTGAGTTTGGCACTGGAGATTTTACGATTGAAGGGTGGTGGCGGCGAACTTCCGACACCCTTGGCGGCATTCTTGACTTTGGAATGAACTATGGAGGAATTGGTATATATCAGCAGCTTGACGTAGATTATAGTCCCCTCTTGATCGTTAGAGTAGCAGGGACTGACGTAATTACAACGTTAAACTTTTCAGCAAATCAGTT